AAGCTATGTTGGCGGTGAAGAATATCGCAACGCTGGGCATCTAACACGCTATCAATTAGAAACTGCTAGCGAATATGCTGCCAGACTAAAGACAACCCCTCTGGAGAATCACTGTCAAAGTGTTATACAAGTTTATAACAGCTTTTTGTTCCGTGAGGAGCCACAACGTGAATTCTCTAATAATACAGAAAGTTTTGAACTTGAAATGTTCTTACGTGATGCGGACCTTGACGGACGCAGCCTAAACGCATTCATGAAGGATGTGGCTACGTGGAGTAGTGTATTTGGACACTGCTGGATTATGGTAGCTAAACCTAATGTTGGTGCTCAAACAGTAGCTGATGAACAAGCACTAGGCGTTCGCCCTTATGTGTCATTGCTAACACCTCTAACTATGTTAGACTGGACATGGGCTCGCAACGCTATGGGTCGTTATGAACTTACTTACATTCGTTATCTTGAAGACAGCAACGGTGATGTGCGTGTGGTTAAAGAGTGGTATCCAGATCGTATCGTCACTACTAACCTAGATGTCAAGAAGGGCACTATCAACGAAGTTATTGAAGAAATCAACGGCTTGGGCCGCATTCCTGCTGTGTGTGTTTATAACGGCAGAAGCATTACACGTGGTATTGGTATCAGTGACATTGCTGACATTGCGGATCAACAGAAGTTTATCTACAATGCTACCAGCGAAATTGAACAGACAATCCGTTTAGACAGTCACCCTTCATTAGTAAAGACACCAGAGACAATTGCTGGCACAGGTGCAGGTGCTATCATTCATATGCCAGAGAACTTGGATCCAGGCTTACGTCCTTTCCTATTAGAGTTTAACGGTGCAGAGATATCAGCTATCCAATCAGCTATCAATCACGCCATTGGTGCTATTGATAAGATGGCTAACACAGGATCAGTTCGTGCTACAGAAAGCAGAACAATGAGTGGTGTTGCTATGGAAACAGAATTCCAATTGTTAAATGCACGTCTGTCTGAAAAAGCAGACAACCTAGAATTAGCAGAAGAACAGATGTGGGAATTGTGGTTTGCCTACCAAGGTGAGCAGTGGATGGGTGAAGTTGATTACCCTGGCAGCTTTAACATCCGTGACACTGGCAAAGAGATTGAACAGCTACAGATTGCTGCCAATACCAATCCAGCTGACCCTAGAGTCAAGGCTGCTATTGACATGAAGATACTTGATTGGCTTGATTTAGATGAGGATGAACTTGCCGCATTAGCAGATCCTCGTATCATTAGTCTAGACACAGTGCCAGAAGAAAACGCAGAGTTTATGCCGCACGTGATGATTAATCCTATTACAGGCGAACAACGCACAGTTACTAGTCAAGAAGAACATATTGTCCTAGCTAATCAAGGCTGGATACATGAAGAAGAGTAAGCCGGGAGCGAATCGGTGAAACTCAAGAGCACAGAGATAAAGAGTTATAGACTCCAACAACTAGAACAACAGAATAATCTCTGTGCTCTTTGTGGCGACGTTATCATAGATGATGCTGTGTTGGATCACTGTCATAAGACTGGCTTGATTAGGCAAGTCTTACATCGTGGTTGCAACTCAATGCTGGGCAAGATAGAAAACAATATGCCCCGTAGTCGCATGAATAGAGATCGTTTAAGAACATTTGCACTGAATCTCATGCAGTATATTGAGACTATGCATACTGACATAACTCACCCAACTCACAAGGAGAAGAAGATGAACCCATTACCAGTCCGCGGCATGAGAACTGCCAAGAACAAAAAGAAGTATCCTAAACCACCAAAGAAATAAGGACATATTATGACACTTAAAGAATTAGCCAAGGAGCTTGATGTTATCAAGAACAATCACCTCAAACATATGGCAGAGGACATTGACAAAGTTGAAAAGAAAATAGAAAAGATGGATGCCCGCGTGTGGGCAATTTTACTCTTACTTGTTGGTGCCGTGGTATTACCAGCTGTCGTAAATTTTGTTAGGACATTTTAAGGGCTAATTCCCCCAATTTATAAGCAGATAATTCATTTGTCTATAAATACAACACTATACTCTAAAGGAGGCGATGCACAATGTCAGATAATACATTGGTAAATGATCAGGCTACTGGAGCCGCAGACTCAATGACTGAAACCCAGGCACAAGCAAACAAGACTTATACGCAAGAGGAAGTTGATAATATGATGGCCCGTATGAAGGGTTCATTACAGAAGAAACTACTCAAGCCCTATGAAGATTTAGGTGATCCTGAAGAACTTCGCTCAATCAAAACAGAGTGGGAGAAGAAGCAACAGGAACAGCAAATCAAGCGTGGGGAGTTTGAAAAAACTCTACAAGAATTGGCTGCGAAGAAGGATGCTGAAATCCAAAAGAGAGATTCAGTCATCAAGGAATACAAGGTTAATGTTCCAATATTAAGTGCCGCGGCAAAGTTTAATGCAGTCAATGCAGAACAAGTCAAAAGCCTTTTAGCACAGAACGTTAGATTGAACGCCAATGGTGATGTAGAAGTAGTAGATGAGAAAGGTTCCGTTCGTTATAATGACAAAGGAGAACCTATTGCTGTTGAAGAGTTAGTGCGTGGCTTCCTAGATTCGAATCCGCACTTTAAGATGGCAAGTCCCTCAACTACTAATACTAGAAGTAATATCTCTAGTGGATCAGCGGAGAAGTTGGATGTTAGCAAACTAGATATGCGAAATCCAGAGCACCGTAAGATCTATGCGGAACACCGCAAGAAAAACGGTTTTTAAAGCCTAATTAAACAAGGAGAATTATTATGGCCGGTTCTACAACCACAACACTAAATGACTTGCTACCAAGTATCGTTGCAGAAGCAATGTTCGTAGCAAACGAGAGAAGCATCATGCGTGGTCTCGTAAAGAATTATACTTTGGCTCCAGGTCAAGGTAAGACAGTAACAGTTCCTGTGTATCCACAAGTAACTGCGGCTGCAATCACTGAAGGTGATTTAATCAGCAACACTGAAGTTTCTACAAGTTCAGCAGTTCTAACAGTTGCAACAAACGCTATCCGCACTATGGTTAGTGATTTGTCTGTTGCTGGTTCTGCAAGCAACGTAGTAGCTGACTTGGGTCGTTTGTTTGGTGAAGCTATTGCTCGTAAGATTGACAAAGACTTAACAGCTTTGTTTGCAGGTTTCTCTGCTGGTGAAGGCGACTACACTACAGCAATCACTGCTGAAGCAATCTTTAAGAGTGCCGCTAAACTACGCGGTTTAGGTGTTGATCCAGCTGGTATGGTTTGCGTATTGCACCCAGAAGTTGCTTTTGACTTGAAGAAAGCATTGACAACTTCAGGCACTACTGCATTCACTGCAGGCGGTAACTTTGGTGATGTTGCTAACCAAGCAATGGTTCAGGGTTATGTTGGTAATCTAGCTGGTGTTCCAATCTTTGAAACATCAAACATTGACTACGTGACTAACGCTGGTGACTTCCCAGGTGCTGTGTTCCACAGAGACGCATTGGGTCTTGCTATGATTGGTGATGTTCAGATCGAAACTGCTCGTCGTATTGACTACTTGAGCACTGAACTTGTTGCATCATGCCACTATGGTGTTGGTGAATTACAAGACGGTTTAGGCCGTGCATTGAAATACGACGCTAGCATCTAATTGGAGACTAGAAATGGCTTTCGTAACTGAAAACTCAACAGTAGTCAGCTTTGCTGAATACAGTGACGTCCTACTACAGGACCAACGCTTGTTTGAAGTAAATGAGGGCCTTTCTGATGATGTAGTTGAACCGCTCTTGGTTCGTGCTACTGAACGTATATTGACTAAACTACGAACATCAAGCTGGTGGAGAAGTTATTTTAGAGATCGCAACAACTCTGTTACGATTAATACAGTAGCAGACATTCCAGCCTTGAATCCTAACTATATCAAACTTCGTCAAAGCGACTTTACTGAACTATGTGTCTATGTTGCACTAGCAGACTATATTTTGCCTAGCATTGCTGACTTCTCTAATCAAGAAACAGCAGAGCGTCAAAAGATGGGCTACTATACCAACAGAGCAGATGCATTGTTTGCAGAGTTAGTTGAGGCAGGAGATTGGTATGATTGGGACAACAGTGGAACAGTCACTACTACAGAACGCACACCAGGACTGATAAACTTGAAGAGAGTAAGATGAGACAAGAATTAGTTGATTACATTGGCACACAGAACCTAGGTGGATTTATTCTATCTAGTGAGTTGCCATACTCTAGTTCAGGAGTCCCTTTGTATGTTAAGAATGTGAAAAGAATTTACGTGGATCGCACAGAATATTCTAATCAACCTCTTATCGCTACATTAAGTGGAGTCCAGATTGATTCTGAAATTGCATCAGTTCGTGTCTATTTTGCGTCAGATGCTAAACAATTACCTCCTAACTACGACACCGTAATAACAGCTTTAAGAGCAGGTAAAGATGTTGCAACAATCACAGGCGTTACACGTCGTGAATGTGTTATATCAACTACCTTCCAAGAAGATTTATTAGTGACAGAGTTAGAATTTCGATTCACAACAATTATATAAAGGAACAGCACGATGGCTTATATCAACCCAAGTCCTGGAGTTAGTGGTGCCCAGGTTACATTAAAACTATACCACACAAGTAAGGTAGCTGATGCTACAGGTTTAAACGTGCCAGCATTGCAAGACGTTACTATTAACGCAGGCAATGACGTTTTTACCTGGAGTCAATTAGATTCTGGTTCTAAACAACAGATTGCAACTACTGCAACCAACAGTTTGTCTATGAACTTGGTTCTTGACCCAACCAGCTTCTTCCCTGGTGCTACTCCAACTACTACTGCCGCAAGTCAGGGTATCTTTGGATTAAGCAACAACAAGACTAAAGTAGAATTTGATCTTGTTATGGGAGACACTGACGGTGGTGCTAATACTAAAACTATTAGTGGCTTTGGCTACATTACAGGTTTAGCACCAACAGTATCAGCAGATAGTCCAGTATGGGTATCACCAATCACAATCACAGTGACTGGCTCATACAGTATCGCTACTACATCCTAATTAACTTTAGGTAAGAAAATAGGGGCATTTATAGCCCCTATTTTTGTTTAGGCTATAAATATTGTAAGGAAAAAGATTTATGGAAATTCTGGATACAAAGACAGATGAAGAGTTATTAAAAAGCCTGCTGGCGGAGTTAGCGAAATCTAGAAATGAACTCCAATGTGCAAAAGGCGACATAGATAAGATAGCAAGTAGAATAGGATTCTTAATTGCTGTCACAAATACACTGATAAACAGATCAAAGGATTAAAAGATGAAACTATCAAAACTGGCTGCCAAGCCTCAACTAATTAAAATTCTTCTAGACGATGAAGACACCGTCACTAACTACGGCGATGAACTTGAGTTCTGGATTTACGACAGACAAGATATGGACAGCTTTGTAAAGCTAGCCACAATGGACACTGAACAGTTTGATAAGTTAGCTGCCACTGTCAATGATATGATATTGAATGAAGATGGCACAAAAGTAGTTAAAGATGGTTTGTGTTTGCCAACAGATGTTATGATGAAGGCTATTCAGAAGGTTATTGAAGTCCTGGGAAAGCCCCAAGTGTTGAATTCGCCAACCCCAGTGCAGAAATAAACATAATGCTCACTGTGGATTTCATGGCAAAACGCTATGGAAAATTGCCCAGTGAGATTATGGCAACAGCAACAACATTTGATATGACAGTGGGGCAAACAGCAGTAGAGTATGAAAACTACTGCTATGAGCGTGAAAAGCGTAAAGCAGAAGGTGTTGCTGAACCTGCAGGGAATTTAACACAGGAACAAATGTTGGAAATGATAAAGAAAGTCAAGGAGCAAACAAATGACAGTAAGCATAAAGGTTGATACTAAAGAGTTTTCTGATCTTGTTCGCTTGGCTACACAAGACATAGAAAAAGTTCGTGATGATGCTTATGATTACTTTCATGACTTGACTCCTTACAAAACTGGGAACGCAAAGAATAATACATATCTATCTGGCAAGAGCATACAGGCAAACTATCCTTATGCTGGGCGACTTGACGAAGGATATAGCAGACAAGCACCACAAGGCATGTCAGGACCAACAATTGATCACATTGAGAATACTCTTATACCAAGAGCAATAAGGAGAGCGAATCGTGGCAAGTAATATAACTGTTGTCTTAACAGTAGATAACCAATCATACATAGCCAATTTAAACAAGGCTGAACAAGAAACTAAAGACTTTGCTGCCGCTGGTGTCAAAGCAGGCAATGATGTTGCTGGTAGTTTTGATAAACTGAACTCAAGCACTAGTATCTTAAACGGACACTTGACTAAACTTAAAGGAGCATTACTTGGTGCTGCCTTTCTTGGCTTTGCTCGTAGTGCAATCTTAACTGCTGACGGTATTGATGATTTAAGTAAATCTACTGGCATGGCTATTGATAAAATAGTTGGCTTTAGAAATGCTCTAATGCAAGGTGGCGGAACTGCTGACGGTGCAGCCAAAGCTATTACTACTCTTTACCAACAGATTGATGCCGCACGCCAAGGTGCTGCAGGTGCTCAAGTTGCTTTTTCTCGTGTAGGCTTGTCACTGTCAGACTTAAAAGCACAGGATCAAGACGTTTTCTATTCTACATTAGAAGCCTTGGCAGCAATGCCAGAAGGTGCTGCCAAGACAGCAATGCAGATTGCCCTATTAGGTAAAGAAGGACGCAACGTCAGTATTAATAGAGAGTTTATTGACAATTTAAAATCAGGTGAAGAAGGTGCAATTAAGACTGCTGAAGCTATTCGTCGTGCAGCCGCATTAAACGATCAATGGGCTAAAAGTGTAGAAACCTTAAAGCTACAATTTCTAGAAGCATTTACTCCAATAATAAAAAGTATCAGTTGGATGCTTGAGAATATTCCTGGACTAACATTAGCCTTTAAGGCTTTAGGTGTAGTCATTGTAGGTATTGCCGTAGCCAGCGGATTCCGTGCTATTGTTAGTGCAGTTGGCATGGTTTAGGCGGCGGTGTAGTTGCTGGTGTAGGTATGATGATTGGTGGTAGTGTTGAGACTCCTGAAGCTCCTCCACCTCCACCTCCTCCAGAAGGTGGCAATGCAGTCCAGGATGCAATGGCTAGCAAGCGAGCCAGCATTATGGAAGTTGCTGATGCATATCTAGAAGCCAATAGAAAAGCACGTGAAGCTATTGATTTAGAAACAAGTCTTATTGGTTTAAGTAAAAAAGAGCAAGATACAAGAAAAGCTCTTGCTGACATCCAGAACAAAGAAGCAGATGCAATAGATAAACTAACAAAGCAAAAACAAGCACTATCTGCTGAAGAAAAACAACTTGGTGTTGGTGCTGACATTGATAAAGCAATTCTGAAAATCAAAGATAAGACTGCCGCTGACAAAGAAGCGTTAGCACAGAGTATTGCCTCAAAGAATGCAAGTGAAATTGCCAATGCTGTAGAACTTGCAGGACGCGGCAGACTCTACGACATTACTAAACAAATTAATGATTTAAAATTTAGCACTGCCACTGCAGGCATGGGCGAATTAGATTTAAGAATTCAGAATATTACAAAGTCAGCAGAAGATTGGAAGAACTCAACAATACAAGCATTGGCTAACGCACAAGGCATTAGCGTTGAGGCATTTGCTAAACTGTATCCAGAAAGAGTTGCAGAAGTTTATAAATCTGCCGCACAAGGACTTAATGAACTTACTGCTGCCGCAAGAGAAAACATCATAGCTCAACAAGGCATTAACGATTTAACCTTTGGTATCCAACAGCGTATTAGTGCAGAAAGAGAACTTACTCAACTACAAAATGATATGGCAAACATTGGTTTGTCTAGTATTGAGAAGAAGTATAGAGCTATTGATGCTGCCGCACAAGCCGCAATCAAAACACAAGTAGATGCCGCAGACAGAGCTCTGTATGGTGCTAAAGGTGTTGCCGCTGGTATGAGTATTAAGAATCTTGACCCAGAACGCTACAATAAGATTGTTCAGAATGCCACTGCCAGCACAGACGGATTGATGCGTTTGTGCAGTTTGCACAAACAGGCAAGTTGAGCTTTAAGAACTTGTTAAGTGATATTACTCAACAGTTATTACGCAGTCAAATCAAACAGTTACTAACCAATCTCTTTACTCCAGGTAAAGGCAATGAAGGCGGTATATTAGGTGCGTTATTTACGGGTGCCAAGAGCTTGCTTGGCTTTGCAGGTGGCGGAGTTATTCCAACAAATGCTCCAGTATTAGTTGGCGAACGCGGTCCTGAAATATTAAGTGGAGCCGCAGGCAGAACAGTGATACCTAATAATCAACTGGGTGGCACTTCAGTAATTTATAATATCAATGCCGTAGATGCAATGAGTTTTAAACAGTTGATTGCACAAGATCCAACATTCATTCATGCAGTAGCAGAACAGGGTCGTAGAACATTACCAGGAGCAAGATAATGAGTTTCCAATGGATTATAGATCGTGCTGAATCAATCAGTATTGATAGACAAGATATAGTAGGACAGACAATAACAAGAAATCAAACTGTTCGTGCAGTTAGTCGCGGTGCTGGTGTTTGGAAATTTACCGTTAAAGTGCCTGATGGCATCAGCTGGAGTGAATTGCGTCCTTACATTAGCCCAAGTGAAAAGTTAGGTAAAACTACAGTCGCACCAATTTCAATCAATGCCGCAGGACACACCTGGATTAGTCAATATCAAGGTAATAGTGCAAACTCAACAGGCTTTGTTGCCACAATCACTAAAGGTTCAGCAACAATCACATTGACTACAAGTCCAACAACATCAAGTGGCTACAAGTTCCGTGCAGGTGACTTTATTCAACTAGGCACAACTGGGCGTGTTTATACTGTGGCTGCTGACGTGGCATTTAACTCTAACACAGTCACTTTACACAGGGCAGTGATTGAGAATAGTGCCACAAGTGTTGCATTACGAGTTGGACCTAACTGCACCTGGAATGTTATTTGCACAGAATTTCCACAGTGGCAGTTGTTTGCAAGAGATCAAGTGTCCTGGACTGGTGCATTTGTATTTTATGAGAGCATGGTATGATTGATTTAAGAAGTTATAGTTCATTAGAATCAGCTATTATTTTAAAGTGGGCAATTCCTAACTTCTCTACTGCCTATGTCAGTGATTACAATGTCCCTCTAACATTTGACGGACAGACTTATACCAACATTGGTAATTTGTTATCAGTGTCCAGCATACCCAGCGAACTTAAACCCAGCAACAGTGATTTGACTGTAGAATTAAGTGGTGTTCCAACTAACAGCATTATTGATATCTTAAATGAAGAAATCAAAGGCAGTAATATTTGGATCTATAGAGCATACTTTGATTCCGCTACACACGCACCGTTAAGCATTGGTGGCGGCAATACACAGTTGCACTTTAAAGGCATTGTGACAAACTATTTGATTAGTGATGACATTGCCAGCGGTGCTAACATTGCTACATCAACAATAACACTAACCTGCAATAGCCCTGTTGAGATTTTATCTAATAAGATTAGCGGAAGAAGAACTAATCAGACTGACTTTCCTGGTGTTCAAGATATGTCAAGGGTTCAGGCACTGGCTAACAGCAACTTTAACTTTGGAGCACCATAATGGATTTCTTTAGCACAGCGTGGAGTTGGATTACAGGTAAGACGTTGGGTCCAACACTAGTTAAGACTGCCTTACTTGGTTATGCTTCCAGACTACTTTATAAATCAACTGAATCAGCATCAACTGGCGACAAAGAAATAGTTGATAAGGGTGTTAGGATTCAGGTTGAGCCCAGCACAGACAACCGTATTCCAATTCTTTACGGTGAAGCATACTTTGGCGGCTATATCACAGACGTTCAGTTAGCCGCTGACTACAAGAAGATGACTTACTGCCTTACATTGGCAGAGCTTACAGGCACTAAATTATCAACCAGTGGTGCTACCAGCTACAGTTGGCAAGGCGTTTATATCAACGGCAATCGTGTAATATTCAAGACGGACGGTGTCACTGTTAATTACACAGTAGATTCAACTGGTAATCAAGATATCAGTTTGCGTGATTTAGTTAAAGTTTATTTTTACTGCGATCAAACTGGTGTTCAACCAACAGGCTATTCTGGAACAACACCTAGCCCATTTACCACTATGCCAGGTTGGAGCAATTCAACACACAGCATGGAAGACTTATGCTATGCTATTGTAGAAGTAACCTACAACAAAGACAGTGGTGTTGGTGGATTACCTGACTGTAAGTTTCATGTGACAAGCACAATGACTTTACCTGGCGATGTCTTGTATGACTACATGACTAACACACGTTATGGTGCTGGGCTTGACACAAGCGAAATCAACACAACAAGTTTAACAGCACTAAACACATTCTGCACAACAGGATTTAGTTATACTAACCTTGCTAGTTCAACAGTATCAAGCACAATAACAGTTAATGGACTTGTTGATACTGCCACTGACGTGCTTACTAATATGCAGGCATTAGCTGAAGCAGGCAGCAGTTGGCTAACCTATGATATTCACACAGGACGTTGGGAAACTATAATCAACAAAGCTGAAACCAGCGTTGCCAGCTTTGATGACAGCAACATGATTGGTAAGATTGACATCAGTGGCACAAGTCTAACACAGTTAAACAATGTAGCTGATGTCAAATATCAAAACACAGACATTCTTGACGAAACGGACTTTGTTAAGATTAGTATTCCTAGCGGTGAGTTATATGCTAACGAGCCAATGAACTCCGTGCAAATCAATTTGCCTTTTACCAACAAACAGGTAGTGGCTGCAAAGATTGGCTTGCAACAACTTAAACAAAGCCGCGTTGATAAGATTATCACATTCCAAGCTGACTACAGCTATATCTTGTTAGGTGCAGGCGATGTCATTGATATTACAAGTCCTGTTTATGGATTTACCAACAAGTTATTCCGTATTGTCACTGTGACACAAAGCGAAGGTGATAACGGACAAATCCTACTGAACTTTACCTGTTTAGAATATGACTCCGCTGTCTATGATTATGACATACAACAGTATGAAGTAGAAACAGATGACGGTATCCTAGGCATTGGTAGTATTGGCAAACCAGACACTCCAACA